GCGCGCGAGGGCGTACGTGCGCACGTGAGGTAATGCTTATAGCATTTTGTGTCTCTGATCCATCTGACTTGCAGTATGTTATGCTACAAGCAACGGTGTTCTTATGCTTAGAGCATACGTTCCTTATGCTTGTAGCATCACTCTCGCTCTTCCGCGATCCCCAGCGGGCTTTCGCTGCTTTTTTAGCTCGCTCTCGACGCTTTATGCTACGAGCATTCTGTTGCTCGATCTCCTCGGTGACATAGGTGCAGGATAGATGGTCACCTGATAAGGTAAAGATAGAGTAGTCTTCCACGACAGAGCGGAGCGTCTCCCGATCACACTTCATCGTCTGGCAGAGTGTAGCGTAGTCAAGCGACAGAGTGAGGCCATCGGATGCTATAAGCATCTCTATGAGGGACCAAAGAGTGCCGTAACCGGCTACTCCCAGGTCCTGCTTGAGTATAGCCACTTGCTCGGTCACAGGATCAAGCAAAGAATGGCTAAGTATATAGTCTATTTTCATAACAGTCAAAACCTAAGAGCGGTGATTGGTCAAAAAGGCAACTCTGCTCCGTCATCACCCAGTCGGTCCTCGGGGGACGGCGTACGGGGTTGGAAATCCTCAACTTCCGGAATGAAGAAGTCGTCCATATCTACATAAGCAGATGAAGACGGGAGCTTCTGCACAACATACAGGGAGGCAGAGATCCCACTCTTCTCCTCATTTGTCCGATGCCAGGGGTAAAATTCCACCTGTATCCGTACATAGCAGCCGGGGAAAAATTCATTCTCGGAAGTGAGCTTCTTGCGTGAAGCGTCAAAATGCTTCGGCTCAAAGTCGCTCCTTGCAGTGAGGTAATAGGTGTTGCTCTCAATGGCGTTGCCCTTGTCGTCATACTCCGCTTTTGACCGTAGGCAACAGTGGAGGTTAGATGGGGTCGTGCCACCCCACAGATTGGTCTTTCCTGTCTCCTCCGCCTGACGGAGTGCTCCCATTATGGCCTGGTACAGCTCGGGAGACTTCTCTTTGTCGAAAGCAATGGTAACCTCGTACTTGTTTGAAGCAAAGTCCCCATCGGTCTGACGGGAGAAGATACTGCTACTCACAAGGCGTACCGGAGAGGTGATGACGGTGGTGCCGTCCTTGACGATGGGTTGGATGGATGTTAGATCAAACATGATTTTACTTATCGTTTTGTGTTATTTGATTGATGAATAGAATGTGCAGGTTGTGCTTCCGTGCCAAGTCGATGAATGCCGACTCGCAGGCTGGCGTGAGGTCGTCCAGACCGTCTATGAGGAGTAAGTCGACCGTCTCGTGCTCACAAGCTCGGTCGCATACGTCAATAAAGCTCTGTATGTCTGATATGGTGCCGTCAGCAGCAAGCATATAGGGTACTCCGCAGAAGCAGAAACCCCTGTCGGACTGACGCTCGTAGTCATCGAGGTAGTCACGAATGCCGGTCGACACCCAGTCTCTCACCTCCTTGTCGTGATGAACAAGGTCGAAGTATAGGCAGCTGCCGGGCTTGAGAAACTTGTCAAAGGCACCGGGAGACGGCTCAAAGCCTTGCCAAGATAGTCGATATATGTAGGCGGCGATGAGAGACCATGTGGCCTCCTGAAGCACTTGGCGATTATTGGAGCTCATCTTACTACAACAGCCTCTGAGAAATCCCAGACCTCCAAACTCGTGTCTGAACAGACCTCCCCGAGAGGCGGTCTCTTCATGAGCCATGTCGACCGTAAAGTAGACCGACGGGTAGTCCCTTAAATACAATTTCATATGCTCACTCTGCCGTAAATTCCTCGTACCAGTCTGTCCCTACTGTCAGTCTCTTATTCAGCAGATCATCAATCTCCTTGCGGGGGAAGAGCAGCCTGCCACAGATCTTTACCTTGGGAAGCTTGCCCATCTGTGACCACTTGTAGATGGTACGCTGTGATACATTGAACATTTGCGCCAGATCGGAGGTGTCGTAGTACCGACCCCTGTCGACCACCGCCGGAAAGGTGGGAGACTTCTCTCTCTTGATCTCCCTGAATATCTTGTCAAGGAGGGAGTTCGTTTTCTTGCTTTCTTCAAGCAATTCGTTTTCTTTCATGACTTATACTTGTAATGTTGATTGTATGATCATCCTTAGATCGTCCTCCTTCCCGCCATTGCGAAAGAAGTCCGATATGTCTTTGTTGCTCTTCTTGCCACTCAGGGGAAGCTCCAGTCGTTTCAGGTCATACGTCGAGTGTCTCTCTACCATTGCCTTACTGCTCCTGATGCCGGTCTCGTCCATATCGTAGAGCACGACAATGTGAGCGAAACGGCTTGCGAGCTTAGAGATGATCTCATCTCCAACAGACTTGGTCTCGGAATTGAAGCATATGGCAGAATAGCCTCTTGAAGCGAGAGTAAGCACATCTTTCTCTCCACCTGTAATGATCAGCAGGTCTCCCTCCTCAGGTAGTTGTGACAGTCCGAAAATATAGGGCTTAGGGACACGACCGGCGTACATAAACTTCAGTCCGCCTCCTAAGGGACGATAGAGCTTAAGACCACTGCCAAGATTGTAGGCATAGATCGGGGTCTCCTCATCTCCACAAATGGTGTAAAACCGACCCGATCTGGAGTATGAAGAGAAGTCATCTATCGCCAGCACGCCATACCTCTCTAGGACCTCCTGTGTGATACCATAGCTCCCCCAGTACCGGAGGGTGGTCTTGTCCCATGCTAAGGTTGAGTAGCAGAATGGTCGAGGCTTGAGCACACCTGTGGTAGCCGAAGACGTATCTGTGTGGTCTTTCTCCTCCTTACTGATTTCGACAAGTGCTTGACGAAGGATCACCTCATCATCATCGTACAAGCCCAGTGACAGATCGTGGGAGATCTGCTTCATCACTTGTACAAAATCACTCCTTAGATCGTATCCGTAGATACGACTTACGAGCCAGAAGCAGTCGCCTGAGTATCTGGGATCACCAAAGTCGTGCATCCGCCAACAGCTGTTTCGCTTGTCGAAAAAGACATTGCACGAGGCCTTGTGGTCATCATACAGCGGATTGCGGAAGTTTTTCCGAGGAACAAACGGAGGTAGGTAGTGCCGAAATACCTCCAGTCCCTGATCGGTCAGTGATAGTATCAGTCGCTTATCTATCATAGAGATGGTTTCTTTCACCGCAAATGTTCTGGACATATGATTGCATATCCCTGACTCGTGGGATCACAAAGCAGGTCCGCCAGCCGAGATAGTCACCGAGTCGCCCTCCCTCTAACTCCTCCACGATGTCGGAAAGTCTGTAGTGCCTCCGGCGCATATCACTTACGTAACAGTAACTCTTTAGTAAGCCTGTCCGCCTTAGCTCTCTAAACTCTCGTTCGCTGATCCCGAGTAGGATCATAACTTTCTTTTTGGAAAGTATCTTGTCTACTACAATTGCCATAGTTCCTGCGGAGCTAATTTTTTCTCAAACTCTGCCATCTCCCTCGCCACCTTGTTATTGGTGATACGAGCATAGATGGCCGTGGTCCTGATGGATGCATGACCAAGCATCTTGCTAACGCTCTCCATAGAGACCCCCTCAGATAGAGCAAGGGTAGCAAAGGTGTGCCTCGCTGTGTGGAAAGTGAGACGCTTGGTTATCCCTGCTTTTGCAGCAATCATTCTGATGGCTTGATTGCTCTTATAATTGTCGGGCAATTGGCTGAAAATGGGACGGCTCGGATGGTCTTTGTCTGCATACTTGTCTATTAAGACCTGTGCCTGTGGCAAAAGCGGAACTTCAAAGGGACGCTTCGTCTTTTTTCGCGATCTATAAATCCACGTCTTGTCTGATAGAGTGACCAGCTCCATCAGAGACAGACTTCTCAGGTCGCTAAACGACAGTCCGGTGAGACAGGCAAAGAGATAGCTGTCCCTGACACATATGAGCTTAGGATCCGTCAGGGGGCAATGGGAAAGCATAGAGATCTCAGACCTTGACAAAAAGACCCTCTGACTCGGCTCTCGCTTCCACGCGAAGTGCGTCATCGGTGACTTGCGAACCAAGTCTTTCTCTACACCATAGATGAAATAGCTTTTGAGGACTCCTATCAGACTGTTAATAGACTGTTGTTTCAACCCTCTTTCTACAGATAGATAGGTGATGTACTGCTCTATCGTTTCATTTGTGATCTCGTCAAGAGAAAGCCCCATAAGGTCTTTGCTCTCTAAGAACATTCGGAAGTTTCTCCCGGCGTTCGCATACACACCATAGGTTTGCTTAGTAATCAATCCTCCTACACGAGGCTTTTCATAACGCAAAAAGTCATCGCACAAGTCGGTAAAAGTGAGACGGGATGCACCTCCCTTTTGATACAGTTCTTTGAGGTGAGGGAGAGTAAGTAAATTTCTACCTTTCAGGTAATCCACACACTCAGAAAGGAGCTCCAGCTGCTCATCAATCTGAGTGTTGATCCGCCTCCGCTGAGTCGGCGAACCTCCCACACAGCGGTTGTTCACAATCTTCATATCAGAGGGTATCTGAATGTCGGTACTACCGATATACCCCCTGGTCTTCTGTACACGACCCGAAATGAAAACGGGATGAGTCTTCTCCTTTGTGTGAAAATTACTTCTCACACAAAAGTTGATGGTTACTTCTGGCTTCATAGAGTATCATATATTGATGGATGTAACAGTATTTTTATCCAAAGGTCAGTAAGGTCTTCTGACGGCATCACTGCAAAAACAGGTGCTTCATATATAGATATGCAATACGCTGTTTCGCAGTCTTGATCAGGACTTAAAGCACCTTGTCAGGTGCAAGCACTGCAAAAACAGGCATTTTACTTGCACAACAGAAATAAGGTCTCCGGCAGTTTTAAATCTAATGACCAATCTGTCAGTTAGATGAGAGGCTTACGAAGCACTTAATTTCTATTTCTCCTTTTTCAATAATCCTCATTTATACCTCCAAAATTCCCCTTTTTCTGCCCTAAAACCATCTGCCACAAATGTGGTACATTTGACTAAGAGGGTTATAGGATTAACCGGCACCCCGACATCAAAGGGGATTGAGGATCTCTGGAGCGAGATATACCTCCTCGATGAGGGGGCAAGACTGGGCAAGACACTGACGGAGTACAGACACAATTACATGGTAGCCATACCGATACAAAACTATATGATCTATAAGGCGCAAAAGGGAGCACTCGAGCGTGTGTCGGCTAAGCTGACAGATATCTGTATCTCCATGCAGGCAAAAGACTACCTCAACCTCATACCGGCTCAAAAGATAGAGACCAAGATCACCCTCAACGCTAAGGCGGTCAAACTGTACGATACACTCAAGCAAGATAACATCATCGAGGTGTCAGCCGATGCCGTGGCGGTGGCGGACAATGAGCGTGTGATGGTCGGCAAGCTTAAGCAGGTGGCAAGCGGTGCTATATACGACGACCAAGGCAAGTGGCACGAGCTTCACGGCTGCAAGCTGGAGGCACTCCGTGAGATAGTGGAGGAGGCAGACGATAACATCCTCATCGCATACGAGTATAGGCATGAGCTGGAGCGTATACAGAGGGAGCTCCCAGATGCCGTCCTGCTCGGAGAGGGGGATACCTTACAGCGGTGGTGCAGGGGTGAGATAAGTGTAGGCATCGCCAACGCTCAGTCTCTTGGCCACGGGCTAAACCTCCAGCGTGGCGGTAGTATCATCGTATGGTACTCGCTCCCGTGGTCGCTGGAGATATACCAGCAATTTAATGCCAGGCTCAACAGGCAGGGGCAGACTAAGTGTGTGCGTATATATCACCTCATAGCTCGCAACACGATAGATGAGGTGATTATGCAGGTACTTAATGGACGTTACAAAACACAGGAGGCAATCATTAACGCAGTAAGAGCGGAGATACATGGACAAGTTACACAGAGTGACACTACGTATGTCACAGCGGGAGTATGTACAGCTCTGTCGCATTGCTGATAGGTACGGAGTAAGTATCAGTGTGGTAATGCGTGCAGGCCTTAAGCACATATCAGATGGTGAGGGAGGAGGTGAGGATCTGTAATTGGATGGTGATGGGCATGCTGTATGTACAGCTCCGATCACTGCTCTTACCTCGTGGCGAGGTGGAGGAGCTGATGGACGCTCGCACCTACTCCGACCTACTCAGTGAGGCGGTGGAGTGGGTTGCCGTCCACGACACACTACCAACGGATGAGAGAGCAAGAGACTACACAATCACCGCCGTACGACGTAAGTATAACGCTCTCATCAAGGGAGCAAGGATTAGACAACGGATATATGCCAACGATCTACCTGCCAAGGAGAACAAAGCAAGGGAGGACTAACAAGCTTTCAGAGCGGTATCAGAGACGGCGAGAGGTCTACAACACCAAGCAGTGGAGAGACCTCGCTGCCTTACAGCTCGGTAAGCATCCGACCTGTCAGCTCTGTGCGGAGCAAGGCAAGGTAACGCCAGCGGTGGATGTCCACCACGTCAGGAGCTTTGCCGACATTGCCGACCCCGGGGAGCGTCATCGGGTCGCCTTTGACCCGGGCAACCTCCTATCACTCTGCAAGGAGTGCCACGCCACCCTCCACAACAAGGCAAGGGGGGCAGGGGTGGGCACCTCCAATACGGTAACCACCTCTCAGAGGTGATACCTATAGGGGGGGGTATAATTGTCTGTAAGTCAATCGGTTAAACCACGCCCCCAGTCATTCTCACACAAAAGTTAACTTTTGAAACATTGCATAAGGTGCTAAAATATAGACAGTTATGGCAAACACAGAGTACAAAGTACCAAGGGGGACACTGACACGAACCCGTCAGCTGATAGAGACGGTCATCGCTAAGCTCCAAGAGACGGGGCGGTATGAGGATGTAGACCGGGCAATGCTCGAGCTACTTACCTCAAGCTACGACAAGATGCTAAGAGCAGATGACACGCTCCGCAAGGAGGGCATGACGATCATCGGAGCAAGAGGCACCCGGCAGGAGCACCCCGCTTTCAAAATTTGGAAGTCAGCGCAGGCGGCTGCCTTTCAGATCCTTAGGGAGATGGGCGTGACGGTGGTGCGTCGGGAGCAGATGCCGGCTCTCAAGAGCTCGGACGATGAGGACGATCCGCTTAAGGCACTGATGCGCAAATGACACCTAAGTGGGAGCTATACGCACAAGGTGTGGAGGATGGGACCATCATCGCAGGTGGTCACATCCGTAACGCCGTGCGGAGGTACCGGCTGTGGCAGGAGCGTAAGGACATCGAGTTTAGATCTGAACAGGTGGAGCGGGTGATCTCATTTTTTGGGATCCTCCACCACTTTAAGGATGCGGCAGTCGGCAAGGCGTTTTTACTCGAGCCGTGGCAAGAGTTTCTCATCGCCTGCATCTATGGCTGGTATTACCCCGGCACTGATACACGGGTGGTCAATAACGCATACATCGAGGTGGCTCGCAAAAATGGTAAGACCGCTTTTGCGGCTGGCCTGTGCATGTACCACTTGGTGGCTGATGGTGTGGCGGGTGCGGAGGTGGACTTAGTCGCCAACTCAAGGGAGCAGGCGAGCATTGCGTTTGATTTTGCGAGCCACTACGCTAAGCAGCTCAATACCGAGCGCAAACAGTACTTTAGGACACTCCGCAAAGAGATATTTTTTGACGATACCTCGAGCAAGCTCAATGTCTTTGCGAGCGACGCAAGCCGTCTGGACGGATTTAACGCCAGCATGTATCTGTATGATGAGTACCACGCAGCCAAGGACACCAAGCTTAGGGATGTGCTCCAGTCCTCGCAGGCAAACCGCCAGAACCCGCTGGAGGTGATCATCACTACCGCAGGATTTGATAAGGGCGGTCCCTGCTATAGCTATAGGGAGACGGTGCTGGAGGTGATGAGGGGGTCGCTACAGGATGACACCCTCTGGGGGTTTGTCTACTCGCTGGACGATGGCGACGAGTGGGAGGATGAGCGCAACTGGGTCAAGTGCAACCCAAATATGGGTGTGTCCGTAAACCCTCGCTTTTTGCGCACGCAGGCCCGCAAGGCAAGCACCGACAGCTCCAGCGAGGTCGGCATACGTACTAAGACATTTAACCAGTGGATGGATAGTTCCGAGACGTGGATCCCGAGCCGCTACACGGATGCCGCCACGAGTGGCAAGCTCTCCATCTCGGAGGTCTACGATGCATACTCAGACGTACTATTTGGCGGGGTGGATCTATCAGCTACGAGGGACCTCACAGCGTTTGCCACTATGCTCGCCAAGGGGGATCACTACTACTTTTGGCTCCGATACTACCTCCCTGCTGAGACCGTGGAGACCTCACCGCTCCGAGAGCGTTACAAGGCATGGCAGCGGTCCGGACATCTGCAAGTGACACCGGGCAATGTGGTGGACTATGATTACATACTTGCAGACATCAAGGCAACGGCTGAGGGACGTCAGTACTATTGGATTGGTTACGACAAATGGAATGCCACTCAGTTTGTCATTAACGCCACTCAGGAGGGGCTCCCGATGCGCCCCTACTCGCAAAATATCGGATCATTTAACGCTCCAACTAAGGCTTTGGAGAGACTGATCATGCAGGGTAATGTCACCTTTGATGACAACCCGATCACCCGTTTTTGCTTCGCAAATGTCCAACTCCGACAGGACTTTAACGGCAACCAAAAGCCGGACAAGAGTAAGGCTGACAATAAGATTGATGGCATTATCGCCGCACTCGAGGCGTTAGGTGTCTACTTAGAGAGCGGAAAAGGTTAAAGATTATTATACTTTAGCGCACAATAGTTAAATAGCGCTATAATAGGGCGATTTGTCTGACAAATCGGATGAGTAGTGTAGAGGCTCGCACGTGAGCGACCTCTGCACTACTCGCATTATTATGGCACTACTTGATAATATCAGGCGTGCGCTGGGACTCAAGACCAAGCAGGCACCACAGGGAGGGAGCATTACCTACAACGTCGCATCAATGGTTGACGGCGTGGGTAAGGCTGATGCCATGGGACTGTCCGCAGTGTACGCCTGTATTAATATACTCAGCGATAACGTCGCTAAGCTCCCGCTGGAGCCATACGTCTACGACGTGCAGACCGACAGCAGGGTTAAGGCTGTCACCGGTCGATTTGCCGACGTCTACAACCTCCTCTGTTATGAGCCTAATGCCAATGTAACGAGGTATGACCTGCTTAAGGCTCTGATGGTGGACTGCCTGACTACAGGCAACGGCTACATACACATACGTAAGCGTGACGATAGAGGTATAGCCTCCGAGCTTGTAAGGTGGTCACCTAATGATGTCTCTATAGTGACGGGGGAAGACCGCAACACTATCAAGGTGTACTACAATGTACGTCTCGGAGAGGTGGCTGAGGCCTCGGATGTCATCCACGTGCGCAACTTCCCCGGCGAGGATGCGCTGGGGGTCTCCACCCTCTCATACGCACGGCGCACCCTCGGCATCTCTGTGGCATCGGAGCGGCAGGTGGAGAGCGTCCTGCGGCGTGGCGGGACCAACCTCGGCATATTAGTCAGCAAGTCACCCGCACTCACCACACAGCAGCGGGATGAGATCCACCGAGAGTGGGCGGCTAATTTTGACTCTCGCTATACCAGCTCAGGCTCCAACGTGGCGGTGCTCAGCTCCGACCTGAGCTATCAAAACATATCCATATCCCCCGAGGACGCTCAGCTCCTACAGACACGAGAGTTTAACGTCCCTGAGATCTGCCGATTTTTTAACGTCCCGCCTACTATGATCCACGACTTGAGTAAGTCAAGCTACAGCACTGTGGAGGCGGCACACCTTGCCTTTTTGACGGACACACTCAGCCCGCACCTCACCAAGATAGAGCTGGAGTTTAGACGCAAGATATTCCCCTCGAAGATCCGCCGTGATATGTCGGTGGAGTTTGACACCTCGGAGCTGAGCCGTGGAGATAACGCCTCTCAGGCTAACCTCTACCACACCCTTACGGTGATCGGGGCGATGACCCCTAATGAGGTGCGAGCCAAGTACAATCTCTCTCCCATCAACGGAGGGGATGAGACCTACATACAGAGCAACATGACAACACTAAGCAACATACACAACAATGGACAAGAGCAATAACATAGAGCGCCGCTACGTGGCGGAGGTGCGCAAGGCGGAGGATGATCCCGAGAGCAGGCGTGTCTCGGGTTATGCGGCCGTCTTTGGTAGCTCCTCACTTCCTCTCATGGACTGGGATCACGGGGAGTTTGAGGAGGTGATAGACCGCAATGCCTTTGACGGCGTAATCGAGCAGTCGGATGTCTTTGCCGTCCTCAACCACGACAACAGCCGAGGAGTCCTCGGCAGATCTATCAATGGCACCGGCTCCCTATCACTCTCCGTGGATGACCACGGCTTGCGTTATGAGTTTGACGCACCACGTACCGCCCTCGGTGATGAGCTGCTGGAGGGGCTGAGACGTGGAGATATCACCGCCTCGAGCTTTGCCTTTAACGTGCAGGACGAGCGGTGGGAGGAGCAGGAGAATAAGACCTATAAGCGCACGATCCTCAAGATAAGGCGGCTCTACGATGTATCACCGGTGTATAATCCGGCATACCCTGACACCTCAGTAGCACAGCGGTCACTCGACGAGACACTACATAACACAACTAACAACAATACAATCACTTACAACAATTTTACACTTTAAGATCATGAACATCAAGGAAATGACTAAGGCAGATCTGCTCGAGCAGAGAGCTGCCAACCTCGAGGAGAGGTCTAAGATCACCAACGGAGGTAAGGGCGACACCCAGCTCACCGCTGAGCAGGTAAGCAAGCTTGAGGAGATCCGCTCCTCTAATGCGCTCATCGATGCCGAGCTGGATCGCCGATCAGAAGAGGAGGCTAAGGCACTCCGTAACGCTCAGCCCTCCAAGCCTCGCAAGCAGGCGACCATGACGCAGGTGCTCCGTGCCCTCGCCGGCATGGGAGACCGCACGGATGAGGTAGAGGAGGTACTCCAGCGTGGACGTGAGCAGATGGCCGGCGTCCGTGGCATCCGCTGTGACGGCGTGGCACTTCCCATTGACTTCCGCGGCACCGGGACTGCTACCGTAATGGCGACCAAGGAGCCTGGTAAGTCACTCGTGGGAGAGCAGACGTACCTCCTCGAGGCGGATACTCAGGACCTGGTATTTGCTAAGGCTGGAGCAAACATCATTACCGGGCTGACCAACAACCTCAAGATCTCCGATGGTGACCTCCCTCAGGCAGTTTGGGAGGATGAGGTCGCTCCGATCAAGGAGGCGGATATGACACTCAATACCACGACCCTTGCGCCTAAGCGTCTCGGCATCGTGGTGTCAGTCTCCAAGCAGATGCTGGTGCAGGACTCTGTAGGCATTAACCGCTGGCTGTCTGATCTGATGGTGTCTAAGATCTACGAGTCTCTGGAGCAGGCATTCCTCTCCTCCACCTCTGTGCCCAAGGCTCCTAAGTCTCTATTTGACGCCAGTGCTTACCCCGGTATTAAGAGCATCGGAGCATCCGAGGCTGTCTCTTACGCTGGTCTGGTCAAGATGCAGGCTATCCTCGCAGGCAACACCGAGCTCAAGGGTAGACTTGGTTACATCGGCACCCCGATCCTCCGCACCACGCTTAAGACGGTGCCCCGTGACCCAAAGCAGTCGCTCGGCTTTGTGCTTAATGACGGGGACGGTATGGTAGCCGGTTACCCGATCTACTCCACCTCTCTTGCCACCGCTGAGAGCGGAGAAAATGTCCTCTTTGCTAACTGGGCTAACCTCATGATCGGACAGTGGGGCGCACTCGACCTCACCGTAGATCCCTACACTCTTGCCGATCAGGGCAAGGTGCGCATGGTGATCAACTCCTACTGGGATGGCGCTCCCATCAAGCAGGGAGCCTTTGCGAAAGCGAGCATGACGCTCGACTCATCCACCACCTCAACGACCGGTAAGTGATGACTATCACGCTATCAGACGCCAAGCACCACCTCAACATCGAGGAGGAGTACACCGGTGACGACCGCTATATCGAGACCCTGATCAAGGGTGCGACCTCCGCTGTGGCCGCCATGGCACAGCGGGACATGGACGCACTCACGGAGGAGGAGAGCGATATAGCCCGTCAGGCGGTGCTCCTCATCGTGGGGGAGTGGTACATGCAGCGGGAGGATAGCGTGGTAGGTGCTGCGGTCAATCGCATACCTAACGGTGTGGAGCGACTGGTCCACGCTATTAAGTCCTACTCAGACAGACGCTGACTATGCAGGCTGGCAGACTACTCTATACGATTAAGATCCACCGACGCACGAGGGAGCGGGATAGGTTCGGCGGGGTGCGGGAGACCTACACTCCTGACCCCGCCACCTATCGCGCCGCCATACGTCGGCGGTCTGCTGATGAGGTCATCGACGGCAAGGAGGCATTTGGAGCCGTCTGCATCACGCTGGAGCTACACTATCATGTGACGCTGGACATCACGGACAGGGTCGAGCATGACAAGCACCTCTACAACGTGGTTGCCGTGGAGCGGGACCGCATGCTAAGGCGCACCATCGTAACGGCCAAGCTGATCAATGACTGACAAGGTTACCATAGACACCGCAGGGTCGCAGGAGCTGCTTGAGCAGCTTAAGCCTGAGCATTACAAGAGTGTAATCAGGTCGACGCTTAACAAGCAGTCTCGCAAGCTCCTCAAGGCGACTCGAGCCAACTTTATGCACCTGGAGGGGATCAAGGGCGATCGTGCCAAGCGATCCCTTACCGGGATGGGTAAGGATAAGGTCGGTGGGAGTAAGACGTATGTCAATGGACGCAACCCTAAGGCAGTGGTGTCTCTCCGTGGACGGCGGACTGACTTCCGTGCGCTCTTTTTTGAGCGAGGGACCAAGGATCGCTACTCCAAGTCTCGGCATGGCAAGTCTGCCTATCGTGGACGCATCGAGGGAGGTCACTACTTCGAGCGGGCGCAACAGCAGACTGAGAGCAGCATTTTCCGAGAGATGGAGAGCGACCTCATCAAGATCATCAACCGCAAGGTCAAGAGTTACACCAAATGACTACGACACTATCAGCAGGCATTGCCGTCAGTGAGATCCTACAGGAGGTAGCACCGGATAAGGTGTACCCTCTGTACGCCGATTTTGAGACGGTCAAGCCCTGCATTGTCTATCAGCGGGAGGGGATAGAGGTAGAGCGGGACAAGGACGGCACCTCGGACGAGGTCTGTCGCATGTCCGTCTACGTCATCACCTCCAACTACTCTGAGGGTGTGGAGCTGGCAGAGCAGGCACGCCGAGCCCTCGAGGGGGCAAGCGTGGCGGTACTGTCCAAGTACAACCTCAGTGAGATCGCTTTTGCGGGTGCGGATGAGTACACCGAGAGCGGTACCAGTACCTACATACAGCAGCTATACATAACACTATCAAGATACAACTAACAATATGGCAAGGATTAAGGGACGCAATCTCAACATCTTTCTGTCCACCGCAAGCGGGGGAGCGGGTAAGGCTATCGCCTATGCCACCTCCTCATCGCTGGAGGTGAGCAAGCAGACTGAGACTACCATCGACAAGGACAGCTCTACCGTGGGGATCCTCGAGACGACCAAGGACGAGTGGACGATGAGCACCGAAAACATCGTAGCGGACGACATGAGCAACGCAACGGAGATCATTGACGCTCTCCTCAGCGACGAGCTCCTGACCGTATCGTTTGCGCTTGTGGGCAACCCCAACCCCGACGGGATGGAGGATGCCTCCAAGTGGACGCAGGGGTCTGCCGGCTACACCGGTCAGTGCAAGTGCACTCAGGCCAGCATCAACGCCCCTGCGGAGGGCAAGGCTACCATCTCGGCAACCTTTACGGGCTCGGGTGCGCTCAAGCCGGTAGGCTCAGCAGGCTAAAAAACTGAGGGTCGGAGCCATACTTTTGTTTCACTTTAGATAAAAATAAAGTTTTGGTTGTTTTTGCTTGCAGGCTTTGACTCTCACAGGGGTAGCGAGTGTGACAGCTCGCTACCTCACTAATCACCAATCACACACAGACCTATGAGGATATACGACACAGAGATCCGCTACTCGCTCCGCATGCAGGTAGCCTACGAGCAGATCACGGGCCACGCCTACACCGGTAGCCATCCCGTCACCGACAGCACCACGCTACTCTACTGCGCTCTCGTGACGGCTAAGGAGCCACCTGAGGGGCTGACGTATGACGGCCTGCTGGAGTGGCTGGATGAGCACCCCGTGGAGCTGGTGCGCTTTGGCAACTGGCTGAAGGATGAGAGCGAGCGTGTGCGCCTGCTCACCTCCGCCACCTCGGAGGAGGAGGGGGACAAAAAAAAAGACTGACCTACACGCAGGTAGCGCAGGTGCTTATCTCCAACGGTCTCCCTCCGAGCTACGTACTACTGGAGATGGCACTGTGGGAGATCCCTATGCTGGTGGAGGGGCTCAAGTATCAGGGGATCTATCTGCGGGAGGGGCAGCGGTTGCAGGCGTGGGCAAGTCTTGCCCCGTGGAGCAAGGGGGATCACTCCCCCGAGGATATTGTCCGCTATCCGTGGGATGAGGAGCCTGTGGAGGAGGTCCCGCTGACTAAGGAGGAAATCAAGGCACAACAGGATAAGATAAGAGAGCTAATCAACAATGGCACAAAGTGATATTTTCGTACGGCTCGCCCTAAAAAACAGCGAGTTTGACAGGCAGATCAATGACGCCAAGAGACAACTACAGATGTTTCAAGCTCTTGGCGGGGCGGTCAAGAGCTTTCTTGGCGGTTTGGCGACCGGCATCGGTGGTGCCATGACGGCGGTAGAGGGATTTAACCGGACGATCGAGGCGACACAGACCACCTCGGATGACTTCCACAGGTCGATGGAGGGAGCCAAAGCAAGCGTGGACTACTTCTTCCAGTCTCTCTCATCGGGGGACTGGAGCAACTTTATGGACGGCATTAACACCGCCATCGACAAGGGGCGGGAGCTCTACGATATCCTCGATACACTCGGAGACAAACAGGCATCTATGACCGCCTACAGTGCCAAGGCTAGGTATGAGCAGGCTAAGCTCAGGCGCATCGTCTATGACCCCAACTCGACCAAGGCGGAAAAGGATCGAGCTCTTGCGGAGATGGACGAAATACAACGGGAGCTGATGAAGCGTGCCAATTCTATGGGGGAGGACTTGCGCTCCGCCATTGTGACCAAGTCTAAGGCCGTCCTCGGCGACAATGGGATCACCGAGAAGGATGTGAATAGATACCTGTACAATGTATCGGCGCACGACGATAAGGAGTATGAGGCTTATATGCGTGCGTACGAGGCTCAGTATGCCAAAACTTACCGATATGAGACAAGCAATAACCTCAGGGGCGGGGGTACCTACAAGGTGACTGACAAAAAGGAGGAGCGCAAGCTTAAGATCCTCATGGAGCAGAATAAGGAGCTGGACAAGCTGCGACGGATCAATGACCTTATCAATGACTCCGAGAGGGAGCAGCTCGTCAACTGGCACGCACAGAGGTATCAGCTACTCGGCGAGGGGGAGGTGTACCAGGCGCAAAATTTCCGCCTTGCCAAGCGAGCCAACTCGGGCTCTCGGGGGGCAGGAGGTAGCTCCACCAGGTCACCCAAGCAGGCACTGACGATGATGCAGGCACTGCGCAAGGAGATCAGCGACCTCGAGGAGCAGCTCTACACCGCACCGGCTAACGTGGCGGACAACCTCAGGGAGCAGATCAGGGAGCTCAAGGCTAAGGAGTGGCGGATCAAGCTCCGAGCCGACCTCTCCACTGCCGAGCTTGAGGAGCTGGAGCAGACCACCGCCACCAAGCTAAGAGACAATCCCCTCAGTATAGGCGTCACCCCTACCATCTCCGAGCGTATGGAGGTGCGCAAAAAGCTCAAGGAGGAGATCGGCGACATAGAGGTCAAGATAAGGGCAACGACCGACCCCACGGAGATACAGCAGCTGCGGGGAGAGCTCAGCACCAAGCAGGGGCAGGTCTCCACTCTTGACAGCCTGGACGGGCTCAAGCTCCCCACGCTACAGGAGACAGCCAAGCAGATAGCCGAGAGCAAGCAGTCCATCACCGTGGATAACCTCTCGCTGATAGACAGCTTCTCAGCCCTCGCCTCCTCCGTGGCGGCGGTGGGCAACGCAGCCGACAGCTCAGCGGGGAGGATGGCTCAGTGGGTGGCAGGCGTGGCATCCTCCATCGGTCGAGCCATCCCAGCCATTGCAGCCCTCACGCAGGCGCAAAACGCCAAGGCGGCAGCAGACGCCAAGGCGGCAGGAGCAGGAGCCGCCTCCGCAGTCTCCTCGATCCCAATAGTAGGACCTATTATGGCGGTGGCTGCGGTGGCGAGCGTGGTGGCCTCACTGGCTAATATCCCAAAGTTTGCGAGCGGTGGTATCGTCGGTGGCAACAGCTACCACGGGGATAAGATCCTTGCCCGGCTCAATAGCGGGGAGCTGGTGCTCAACGGCTCCCAGCAGGCACGGCTCAGCAGTATGATCGACCGCCCAGCCACTCGAGGTGACGGAGGGGGTAAGGTGGAGTTTGTGATCAAGGGGCAAGAGCTGGTCGGCATCCTCAATAAGACGGAGAGACGCAACTCAAGGACCTAAGGCTATGGCAATAAGGACAGAATTTGGGACCCGTGGCGGTGACCGCATTACCTGCGAGATAGGCGGGGATGGCGGCACCTACTACAAGGCGGCAACGGAGCAGCCCCTCACCCTCGAGGCGGCTCCCATCACCTGGCTGATAGACAAGGTGCAGTGCACCAAGTGCACCCTCAGCCTATTTGTCTACGATCCAGCCGCCCTCCTCGCCACCATCCTTGCGGATAAGGCACCCGCCATTGTGATACGTCGCAATGGCGTGGTCTACTGGTGCGGGTGGCTCGATATGGAGGGGATCGAGGTACGGGAGGATGACCTCAAGGGTCACGTCATAGAGCTCTACTTTGGCGACTTTGCCCCCCTCAAGCAGCGGAGGTTTGCCCGTCGCGGGGTGATGAGCTTTAGCGGCATCCTCTCCGAGGCGGTTGCAGGCCTCCCGCTCACCTACACGGTAGCCAATAAGGAGGTGGACGGAGTCGACACCTCCCTCCTCGAGCAGGAGTGCAGCTACTACGATGCGCTGGAGCTGGTCGCCGAGGCGGCTGTCTGCACCATCAGGCAGGCAGACGGGGTGATCGAGCTTACCGATCCCCTCACCGTGCGGGCCGGTAAGTCCACCCACATCGGCAAGATCTACGGAGACAATAACGTCACCGCCACCGGCAGGGTGATCAATACCATCACCTATAAGCTACAGATACCTAAGTCGGAGGATAAGGAGGGGGTGGTGGATGCCCTCAAGCCCTCCTCAGTGATGAGCAATGGAGAGGTGGAGTACTACATCGCACACCCCACGGACGGGCAGACGAGGTATAAGTCGCACCCCGGCTCCATCCTTGCGACCCGCACCAAGGGGCGGGCTATGTGGCGGTACGGCTCGCAGGTGGTGCCTTACCGCAAGGGGAGCATCACCGCCCGACCCGGGACCAAGGGGGAGATAGAGGCGGTCAAGAGCTACCTCAAGGGTGACGGCTCTGCGATCCTCACGCTGGAGGGGGAGCCGATAGACACCGGTAGCAACGTGCCGATCACGGTGGGGATGTCTCTCCGTGGCGGGGCGGTGCTTGCCACAGAGGAGGAGCAGTCAGAGGCGGACAAGCTCTCCTCCGAGCTGGAGCAGTACGGCTACCACATCGGTGTGGAGCTCTCCATACAGCTGATAGATGAGGCAGGCAAGGTGCTGGCCTCTGTTGCCCCGGTGCGGTCTGCCGTACAGGGATCCGAGTACAAGGAGGTGCCGGACGGCTCCTACCGCTGGGATTACGGCAACACCTCTCACCGGGTGACGCTCTACCGCTCAGGTATTGGTGCCGGGAGCGGGCAGGGGCTGTCTGGAGCTGGAGCATATGGCGGAGGCACCTCGGCAGGTATCGAGGTGGAGCGTCCGAGGATGAGCGTCGGTGATGACAGGCGGATAAGAGTGACCGCCTACAGGAGGGTGTCAGTCATCACCACCAAGCAGGCAGGCCTGCTCATCGGTCTCGGTGACGACATGGTCGCCATGGCTGTGGGTCTGATAATGGCTCAGTGCGGCTATGCCCTCCTCATCGACAAGGTGACGATCAATCAGCCGATCATGTACAGCGACGATAAGGACGCTCGCTACGAGGTGACCGCCTACCTATCGGATGAGGTGACGGAGAGCGTCACCTACGATACTCGGGTGGCGGGCGTGGCGGACATACCGGCATGGGCTTATAATGGATCCGCTCCATACCACGGGATGACACCCCTGCGGCTCTTTGACGCCCTCTATCCCGTCTATGGGGTGCGGGGCAAGGAGTACGCCCTCCGCATCGCAGGGAGCCCCAGCGGGTGCTACTACGACTACGGTGGCGACAGGGCGATACTAATAGGCTACACGGCGGACCTATACGCCGACAGGACTAATCTACATCTACAAAGTATATCAAGCGAGGACTACAATGGCGAGGAAGTATAAGTACCAGATCAATAGCAAGCGGGGCATCGTCAAGGCGGTGGAGCGGCCCGCCGGCACCACTCCCATACGAGAGAGCAAAGGGGCATACGATCCCAAGGCAACCTACACCAAGGGCGACACCGTCATCTACGGCGGTCTCTACTACACCGCCACCACGGGGCAGGGTGTGCCCGGAGAGGGCGACGGCTGGGAGATAAGCGGCATCGTGAGTGCCAAGGGGGTGACCCTCTCCATCCGGCTCTCCAAGCCGGTGCTTGACGTATCGGAGGGGACAAAGACCATCACCGCTACAGCCACCGCCACCCTTGGAGGGCAAGACATCACGGCCGGTCTCCCTGCCGACGGCTGGAGGTGGACGTGGAGGGGTAAGGAGCTCAGCGGGGAGACCAATAGCGGCATCATCCTCCCAGACATCCCGCTCGAGGTGGGTCAGTACCCCGTCCGGGTAACGCACAAGCTCTTTGGCACCTATGCCGAGGTGCAGGTCGTGCGGGTGGACGTTACCACCAAGCTCCGTGCTGAGCTGGAGGAGGCGCTGGAGGGGCTCAGGAAGTCCACAGGGGACGAGCAGGCGGCGATGGCGGAGATCCTCGGTAAGGTCAATAAGACCCTCACCTCCCTACAGGAGCAGGTAGATAAGGAGGTGTCCAACTGGTTTTATCCCGGTCCACCTGCACCGGATAAGGAGCCGGAGAGCGAGTGGGTGACTAACCAGGATAAGTACCGCCACATAGGCGACACCTACACCTCCGTGGATGAGAGCGGGGAGTACATGGGCAAGTCGTGGCGGTACACCACCGAGTACAAGTGGCAGGAGATCCACGACACCCTCATAAGCAAAGCCCTCGCTGTGGCGGCTAAGGCGCAGACCACCGCCGACGGCAAGTCCACCACCTACTACACTCAGCCCTCCCGCTACAGCGTGGGAGACAGCTGGGTTCTCTCAGCCGATACCACCGTGGGGGGCAAGGTGTATAAAAAGGGAACAATGCTCTTTGCCAACTCCTCGAGCGACGTCTACGTAGGGTCGCACTGGGCAGACATCCTAAAGTACATAGACAGCGCCAAGCTGGATGCCGACCTCAGAGCGAGCGAAGCGAAGAGCAAGGAGGCGTGGGAGGCGTACGCCGCCGCCAAGGCAAGCAACGCCGGGGCTGAAGCGATCAAGACGGCAAAGGAGTATGCCGACGCACAGGCAGCCGCCTACGAGGAGCGAACCAAGGCATACGCCGACAAGATCCTCACAGAAAAGGAGCAGGCACTCATCGCCGCCGCCGATGCCAAGGCAGCAGCAGCCGAGACCCGTGCGAAAGCATATGCCGACGGCAAGATCACCGCCACCGAGCAGCTCGCCATAGACAAGGCTCAGAAAGCCTACGATGATGCCGTCAAGCGTGCCAAGGAGCTGGTCGGAGAGATACAGGTCGGCGGGAGGAACCTCGCCATTATGTCACGGATGATCCCCGGCTATCTGTACGGAGAGGGCAAGCACGGTAATCCCGGGGATAAAGACTATAAGGTCATACAGTACAAAGACTTCGTGTACGACCCGACCTACTACGAGTGGGATGGAGCCACCCCGCTAACTTATCGGATCGAGTCCGTACCAGAGGGGAGGACAGGCATGCCGATAATACACTATCACGATAAGGATAAGCGCTTTATCGGCTGGGAGTTTGACTGGTCATATCAGCCACCCGGTTACACAAAGACCCTGACCCCAAAGCCAGAGACCGCCTACATCCGTATAGGATTTGTCATCCCACAAGCCGTGGTCAAAATCGAACGTGGGACGGTGGCGACCGACTGGACACCCGCACCGGAGGACGTGCGGGCGGCAATAGAGGAGGTCGCTCAAGCCAAGGCAGAGCTGGCGGAGACCAAGTCCAAAGCGTACGCCGACGACAAGATCACCGCCACGGAGCAGCTCGCTATCGACAAGGCTCAGAAAGCCTACGATGACGCCGTCAAGCGAGCCGAGGAGCTGGACAGCGCTCTCAAGAGCGCACTCAGCCGGGAGATAGACGCCGCCAAGGAGCAGGCGGACAAGGCGCAGACCTCCACCGAGAGCCTCAGGGGGTACGTAGATGGAGCATTCCGGGACGGGGTCGTGGACGATGCAGAGGCTAAGGCGATCAAGACCTACATCAATGAGGTGGACGCTCAGTGGCAGTCCGCCCTCGGGGCATACGAAAAGGTCTACACCAACGCCCTCCTCACCGGTGCGTCCAAGACCGCCCTCCTCGACTGCAAGACCACGCTCGCCGGCAAGGTTTCCGACCTCACGCAGTATATCGCCACGGCGATCGGTGACGGCAGGGCGACCACCGCCGAGGTGGACGGAGTCAACACCCGCTACAACGCCTACAAGATCGCACTCAAGGACTTCCAGAAAGCCCTCAAGGAGGCGGAGGACTTCATCCGCTCCAAGGGGGCGGGAGGAAAGTTCCTCGGCGAAGCGGTCGAGCTCGGGGGCGGAGGTTACGTCAAGTTATACAATAAGGTTGATGGTCAGTATGCCAAAGCTGGTGACACAGTTAAGATGGTTACCGATGGATCAAACTATGATATCACCTGGAAGAAAGACAAGATCTACATCCTCGGGCTAAAAGATGGCAAGTACGGTGATGAGCTCGTATGGGAGCAACTCACCGGCGAGGATGGCGCCCCAGGTCGGGACGGTCGTGACGGCGTGGACGGCAAGGACGGCGCACCGGGCAAGGATGCCGACCCGGCGGAGATCCGGGAGCTGAAGAGCGGGCTGGCGGACGCTAATACCTCCATCAGTGCACTGCAGACGGCTAAGGAGGAGATAGAGAAAGGTAAGCTCAGCATCTCCGACCTGCCGAAAAACCTGAAGTGGATCTATGACGCTTTCCACCACGGGGAAACTCAGATAGAGGGCGGGCTGATCCTCTCAAAGTACATCGGGCTCTCCAACAGCTCCGACAAGGTCACCTCCTACATCTCGGGTGAGGACGGGGCGGGGGCGCATATGCTCGCCGCCGGGGTCTCATCCCTCGCCGACACTGACGCCAAGAGCTACCTTGACCACGACGGAAGGTTTCACCTCTCAGATGAAGATACGTTTTTGGACTTCGACCCGGATGGAAAATTTGCCCTCACACTATTTGGAGGAAAGCTCAATATCCCGGGGATCCTTTATGCCGGATATTTCACGGAGAGCAGTCTCAGGTCTCTTGGTGGTCCCATCGCTGCAGACTACTCATTCGGTCAGCTGTCTGTGGTCGCAAAGTCTCGCTATGAGGGTGAGGTGGTGCTTAGGGACGAATCGCCTAACAGCTATTATTACGGACAGGGGTACAAGGATGCCTGGAGGCTCAACCACTATGCCGGCACGAAGAATTATGTCCCTGTGGTCATAGGTGGACTTCAGACGGCGATACAGACGCTGGAGGCTGACTACTTTGAGTTTGTCATACAGACACAGCCCCAGCCACGACCCCTTGGGAGTATATACATCCTCATCATCGGAGAGAATAAGGCACGATATGAATAAGGTAAAACGGTATCAAGTAACGGACTACACGGATTCACTTTTTAACTACATTATGCTATGATGGAGATTATTTCTACAGACTGGGGAGACAGGATCAGGACACTGGTGCAGGCGGTGCTGCTGCTTGTGGCGAGCTTCCTCCAGCCACTAAGTACCTCCTTTACCGTCCTTATCGTGATGTCGGTGGCGGATGTCTTTGGCGGGATGGCGGGAAATGTCTGGACGGGGCGGGAGGAATTTAAGGCTCGAAAGGCTTTCCGCGCGGTGTACAAGATCATCGCCTACTGCGTGATGGTGGTGCTGGTGCACTTTTGCATTAGCTCTTTCGGAGAGGGCTCGCTGGCGGGGACGCTGGTTAAGTTTTTAACCTGGACCATTTCCTACTGGTACGTCTCTAATATCCTCGGCAATATGTGTAAGGCGTTTCCGTCGAGCAAGGGGTTCCTCTTCCTATACCTCGCCCTCAGCCTTAAGATTTTGCCCCTTATGCTGCACCATATGGGTATTAGCAAGGAGGGGGCGGACGACCTCACGGCGATGGTCAATAGGGTGCGGGAGCCGGACGACCCCGTTACCAAGGTGACAAGGACTGAGACAACCATAATTACCAAGACAGACGATGACAGCAAGTAAGGTCGCCAGGGGGTGGCGCAATAATAACCCCCTCAATATAGAGTATAGCCCCCGCAACCGCTGGCGGGGGCAAGTGGGGAGTGACGGGCGGTTTGCTATTTTCTCGAGCCGTGAGTATGGCTACAGAGCGGCGCTGGTGATCCTGCGTAACTACCAGCGGCGGTACCACCTGCTGACACTGACGGAGATCATAGCGCGGTGGTGCCCCCCGGGGGAGGTGGGTAACAATACCCCCCGCTACATCGCCACGGTGGCGCGGCGGGGGTGCCTGCCGTTGTCGGAGCCGCTCGACCTCGGTAATAAGTCGGTGGTGGTGCGGCTCCTCGAGGCGATGACGTTTGTCGAGTGTGGTCGCCCGGGGGATGAGGGGGCGATTAAGGGAGCCTTTGAGATGCTGAGGTATGGGGGCTAAGACCATTTTCGTGAGGTGGTGCAAATGGTCGCTTTTCATCCTCTTGCTAAGTGGGTGCGGGGTGCGCCACGAGGTGCAGCACCATACGCTGGTGCGGGATAGCGTGACGGTGCGGGCGGCGGACACGGCTAGCCTCGTGTGGCGGTACGAGATCGAGACGACCTACATCAGCGATACCCTGAGGCGGGTCGTGGAGCGGGGCGACTTGGTGCAGGAGCGGCGGCGGGAGGTGCAGGTAGATAGCGTGCTGGTGGTGCGCCGGGACACGGTGACGATAGGCGCACCCGCCGTGCCTCCCGCCTCACCCGCCGAGCAAGCGCACCGAGGACGTAGGCTGTGGCTCCTCGGCGGGGTGGTCGTGATCTTAGGGCTCTTTGGAGCCGGCTATCTCGTGCGCCAGCTCAAGCGGTGAGTAGTTCGCTTTTCCCGGACAACTGGGAGTGGTCAAATAATCTTTGACAACTGCTTTTTGCCCGGGAAGCTTGGTAGGTAGCGGCGGGGCTTGGTAGGTAAGCTTGGTAGCTTAGATAATAAGCTTAGAGAGTAAGGGCGGGAGCTTAGAGAGTAAGGGCGGGGGAGGGCAACTATTCGGTTTTTCCGGACACTTGCCCCCGGGGTGGTTTGGCGGTCTCGGAGATCCTCCCTATCTTTGTCTCGCTAAGGCGTTAGCATTTCGCCCCCTTGCGCGGGGGCGTGAATTTAAGCGAGCGAAAGCTCAGCGCTATATGCGCACTCGGTACCGCTTAGGCAGTACCTCAAAAGATCGTTTAGGGATCTGCCCCCGCCATTGGTGCGCACCTTTGGCGGGGGTTCTTTTGCGTAGTAATAGTCAAAATATTTTGCGTATATTTGTGGCAGCAAGATATAATATCACAGACTGATATGGAGCTAACAAACAAAGCAATTAAGGAGGAGATCCTTAGAGAGCTGGAGCGGCAAGGCATCACTGCCTACCAGCTCGCAGACGAGATAGGCGTGCGGAGACAGACGCTTTACTCTTACCTGAGTGACTCCACGGAGGGGATTAACTCCGTGACCCTCGCTAAGATACTGCACCGGCTCGGCTTCCGAGTGCTCTCACCTGGCGAGAGGGAAAATGTTAAATCTCTATTCTGATAGTCCAAATGTTTGGACGTTTCAGATATTTGTAGTACCTTTGGTATACCAAAGAGGGAGAGAGGGGCGCAACCCAAAACCTCAGCGGACAAACCCTAAACGATTTATCACAATGACACCCTACAACTACAACAGCTACACAAGAGAGATCGCCGAGACAGCAAGCGCAGACCGCAAGCGTGACGTGATCGAGAAGTATGTCTTCACCGAGGACTACGAGGCGTACGGAGATGAGCCATTCTTAACCACTGACGACCGGGACAGCAGCCCCGTCATCAACGAGTTTGGGAATGAGGCAGACCGTATGTTCGCAGACGTACTTTTCGGAGAGCTTGAGACCCGCAACGGAGAGGACTACTCCTCTTACCTCGAGCGCATTTATTTCCCTAAGTGCGAGGGCTTCAGCATTGAGCAGGACACCGATATCTACGACATCATCACAGTAGATGCAGACGGCTACGTGGTGGCACACCACTACACCTTTGACGGATTCCTCCCAGCCTGCGACCTCTATGACGATGCCGATGAGGCACTCCACGAGAGCCGTACGTGGGTGGAGCAGATCGCCGACGAGGAGGGGCTGAGGGTACAGCCAACGACAGCAGACAGCACCGGTTACCCGAGAGATGAGCGGCTCGCCTTTGTGGGATTTGAGGACTTCTGCGAGGCTGAGAGCTTTGCAGACCGCCACGGATTTACACTGACACACTTAGAGCTGAGAGACGGACAGACCCTCGCCTATCGCTGCGGTGGCGTGCCTGTAGAGGCTTACAACCTCGAGGAGATAGAGCCGGACAGCTACGAGGAGGGAGACGACAAATCTGCAATGCAGTACCACGATGACGTCACCACTTACATCATCGGAGCCCTCGTAGACTGATCCATAACTGCCACTTCAAGAGGTGATCACCCTGCCCTGGGGCTGATCACCTCTTTCCGTACAGCACAAAGTCGATCACACGGCGATTAGCGTCATCGACAAGCTTAAGGTCATACTCCACGTAGGTGTCCATGGTCTCAGTCGCTCCGTGGCCGAGTGCGAGCTTGATCGTGTCCCTTGAGATACCAATGTTGGCGGCCGCTGTGGCCCACGTGTGGCGACACCAGTAGTAGGTAAGGTCGGGGTAAAGGGGGTGAAACGTCCGCTTGCCCTTTTTCCCTACCTCAGTGCCTCCCATGCGTCCGAGCGACCTATTGATATGCTGCGAGTAGTTGCGGTGGTCTGCGTAGGCGTCAAACTCTCTCAACAGGTGCGTCACCCCTCTGTGCCGCTCTATGATCTCCAGCGCCTCGGGCTCCACCTTAATGGAGTAGAGCCGACCGGTCTTAGCACGGCGGTAATTGATGCGCCCGTGGTCTATCTCCGTCAGCCCTGCCATGTCCACGATGTTAATACCGATAAGCAAAAAGCCAAGCAAAAATACATCTCTAAACCGCTCCTCATCCTCGGTAACAGGGGCGTTAAGCAATGCCCTAAACTCCTCAGGTGTGAGGTTGCGGTGACGGGTGCGCTCGCTCTTGATCTGATACCGTCTAAATCCGTACACCTCCGTAAGCTCATCATCGATGGCAAGATTAACCACCGTGCGGAGGTTGCGCAAGTGGACGCTCACAGAGTTAACGGCCAGCCCCTCCTCACCGAGTAGCCACGTTTCAAAGCCACGGATCCAACCTACTTTGAGGTCGTCAAAGCTGAGCGGGATCCCACCGGTGTAACGCTCCAGCTTAGCAGCTGTGCCAAGGTATGTCTCTCTTGTCTTTTTGCGCTGTCGAGATCGAGCGTATACCCGCATATACTCCACCACGTCTGTAGTGGCCTGTGACCCCTGCCCCTGCTGTAGTGCCTGCCTCATCTTAGCCGGCGTGTCCAGCTCACTCCAGCGGCCGCTCGCACGGAGCTCGATGGCTGTCTGCTGTACGCTGCCGAGGAGCATGGAGAGAGCGGAGTTAATCCGCTTAGCGTGCTTGCCTGTAGCCATCCCTGTAGCCTTGTCCCACTCATCAGCCCGCACCGATATGTCCGTTGGGATGTCCACCCCGTGGTTACCGAGTGGTATGTGGATGACGATGGGAGATGTGCCGTCTGCACGGACGGAGGACTTACGTCCGTCGAGCTTAAGTCTGATAGATAGTAGCGTCATGATCTTGCGTGGTTATTGCGTGGTGTAGTTACGTAATGGTGCATAATGTTACACTTTTTCTGGGTTTTTGCGGTCATCACATGCTCTCTATTTGGCTGGGATATTAGCAAAAAGAAAGCCTGTAAGTGCTTAATCCCAGCGACTTACAGGCTCTCTTTCTTCTGCGGTGCGAACGGGACTCGAACCCGTGACCTCCTGCGTGACAGGCAGGCATTCTAACCAGCTGAACTACCGCACCTAACTTCCAGAACT